AAGCAGAAAAGTTTAATTTAAAAATATTATCTTATAAGGTATTTAACCTATGAGTATCTCTAAAGAACAGAAAGTAAGTGAGCTTGTTGAACGACAGCTTGAGACGTTGACGCTCATTGAAGCTATGAATATTGCAGGTGGTTTCTTTACTGACTTGTTAGAAGCAATGGACGACGAAGAAGTTGACGAGCTTTACACTGACATGGGGGCAGGACGTTATGGCATTCACTGAGACACACCAGCCGTGTGTAGATTGCGGTAGCAGTGATGCGTTATCGTACAACGAGGACGGCTCTAGTTATTGTTTTAACTGTAGCAAGTACACCAAAGCCGCAACGAAGGATAACGTGAGAGAGCTAGGATCTATCAGCGATGCGCCAAAGCCATCGTTCAGTCAGACAGAACATCGGTTAATAACAGCGGAGTATCGTACGATTACTGACCGTCTCATTACAGGAACGACGGCGAAGAAGTACGCAGCACTCAAGCAAGGTGACGTTACAACATTCGGTTACTACAACCCTGACGATCCAACAAAGCCGATAGCTGCCAAGGTTCGTAACCCCGACAAGCGGTTCAGTATCGTTGGAGATTGGAAGAACGCAGGAATGTATGGCCAACACTTGTTCCCTGAAGGTGGTAAGTATGTGACTATCGTTGAAGGTGAGTATGATGCGTTAGCGGCTCACCAAATGACAGGTAGTAAGTATCCCGTTGTCAGTGTCCGTAACGGTGCAACGTCGGCGGCAAAGGACTGTCGCCTTTTTTATGATTGGCTGAACAGCTTCGAGAACATTGTTATTTGTTTCGATGCTGACGAGCCGGGACAGAAGGCAGCGAAGGAGTGTGCTGATCTGTTCGGTAACAAGGCAAGGATTGTTAAGCACGTCAACGGCTACAAGGATGCGTGTGATTATCTTGTTAACAATCAGGCGGAGATGTACACCAAAGTGTTCTGGTCTGCCCAGCCTTACACACCTGAAGGTATCGTTGGTGCTGGTGAGCTACGTGATCTGATTAAGAAGCCACTCACCAAGGCAGAGGTACAGTACCCATTCGAGGGACTGAACAAACACCTTTACGGTATACGCACGGCGGAGCTGGTGACGATCTGTGCAGGCTCTGGACTGGGTAAGTCAACACTTCTACGTGAGATTGTTAGCTCCATCATGGCGCAGTCTGAGGACAACCTTGGTCTAATGTTCCTTGAGGAGACACCTGAGCGTACCATGCGTGGGCTTGTCGGTCTTGAACTGAACAAACCTATCCACCTACCTGACTGTGAGTACGACGACCAAGACATTGACCTTGTGTACGATACGATGGACTATGAGAACCGTGTCTATCTGTGGGAACACTTCGGTAGTAACGAGATAGAAAACGTACTGGGCCGTATGAGATACTTCGTCAAGGTACTAGGCGTACGTTATATCGTACTCGATCACGTCTCTATCTTGGTGTCTGACCAGAGCAACGGTGATGAACGACGTGCCTTGGACATGATCATGACTAAGCTACGTACGTTCGTACAGGAGATGGGGATTTGTATGTTCCTTGTGAGCCACCTACGACGCCCTGAAGGGAAGCAGTTGGAGGACGGTGCTGTCACTAGCCTTGGTATGTTACGTGGCTCTGCGTCGATTGCACAGCTCTCTGATGCAGTCATCGGTGCTGAACGTAACAGTCAGAGTGACGACGCTGTTGTCAGAAACACGACCGTGCTACGTGTGTTGAAGAACCGATACACTGGCAAGACAGGTAAGGCGTGTGAGGTATTCTACAATGAGGCAACTGGACGATTAACACAACGTGAGGAGAAGGACAGTGCTGTCTTATAAGCTAGGTAAGAATGAGCAGAAAGTTTGCGAGTCTATCGCTCGTATGCGTTACGAGAATGCTAGAGAGAAAGGCTTTGGTAAATCAGACATACTAGAAGTTACGTCGTACAAGAGCATTGATGTTGATGGCGTTGGCTCTGAGATGGCAGCAGCAAAGATACTCAACGTGTACTACGATATTGAGACAGACTTTCAAGCAAGCGAACTACCTACACATGACTTGATATGTAAAGGTAAGACTGTCGATGTGAAGACAACCAAGTACAGAACAGGCAGACTTATTGTCATGCCTCACAAGAAGAACGACCAGTGTGATTTGTATTTGTTAGTGGTGGGTAGCTTTCCTGAATATAGTGTAGTAGGTTATGCTACTTACGATGAGATAGTGCAAGAGGAAAACTGGGGCGATCCTTTTGGTAGAAACAAACCAGCCTACTTTTTAGATCAGCACAAGCTGACGCCGGTAGAGGAACTTATTGAATGAGATGTATAGCGTGTGACGTAGAGCTAACAGACTACGAAGCTACAAGACGATTCGCTGTTAGCCAAGAGTTTGTAGACTTGTGCAACAGATGTTTCGCTGTTAGTTTAGATGACGGAGATGTGATTGACCGTGCTGATCTACGAACACTCGCAGACATAGAGGAGATGATACACCATGAGCAAGATTGGGACTTGGATATTGGAACAGGAACAGTTGATGGAGACTTACCAGAAGTTTAACCATGAGCCTGAACGTAACGAATTGAACGAGCGATACAATGAATACATGCTACTTGGACATAGAAACAAGCTTGGATCACTCAACGATCTGGTGTGCCGTTACGAAGGTGAAGAACAGCACCCAAGTACATACGACACCAGAGTCTTTGAAGAAGGTGTTGCATGATGCGGAACAAGTTATCGGACATAATCTCATTGGATTTGATTGTCGTGTTCTCGATAGTGTTTGGGACGTACGCATTCCTAGGCATCTTGTTGTGGATACTTTATACCTCTCCAGACTCTACAATCCAAGCCAAGAAGGTGGACATTCACTGCGTAACTGGGGAACAATCCTTGGAGGAACAGGCAAGCTCGACTTTACAGACTACGACGGTGGACTAACAGACGAGATGATCGAATACTGTATCGCTGACGTTGAACTAACTGAGCGTGTACACAAGTGGTTGGATATGCAGCTATTTAAAGAGGGCTTTTCTGAGAAATGTATTGATCTTGAACATCGTGTAGGCTGGATCGTAACTGAGCAGGAACGCAACGGCTTCAAGCTTGACACACCCTTCGCTGAGAAGTTGATGATGGATCTTATGTTTGAGATGAACAACATCGAAGCAGAGTTACAAGCTATCTTCCCACCTATCATTGAAGAACGTATCTCTGAGAAGACAGGTAAGAGACTGAAGGACAAGGTAACAATCTTCAATCCCGGATCACGCAAGCAGATAGCAGAGCGACTGCAAGGTCTTGGTGTTACGTTTACTAAGAAGACTGAGAAGGGTAACATCATCGTTGACGAGAAGGTGTTGGACAGTATAGATCTTCCTGAAGCTAAAGCTGTTGCACGTTACATGATGTTGCAGAAGAGAGTAGCTCAGATAGATTCATGGTTGAAAGCTGTCAAGGACGATGGTAGAGTACATGGCAGAGTCATTACCAACGGAGCTGTGACAGGACGTATGACACACCTATCACCTAACATGGCACAAGTACCGGCAGTATCTGCACCGTTCGGTACTGAGTGCCGCTCATGTTGGACAGTGGATGAAGGTAACAAGTTGGTTGGTATAGATGCCAGCGGACTAGAGCTACGTATGTTGGCTCACTACATGGATGACGAAGACTATACTAATGAAATACTCAATGGCGATATTCATACGGCTAATCAACGAGCAGCTGGACTTGAGAGCCGCCCTCTTGCGAAAACATTCATTTATGCGTTTCTGTATGGAGCCGGAGATGCTAAGATCGGAGCTATCGTTGGAGGAAATAGCGTTACTGGACGCAGACTTAAAGAAACATTTCTTTCTAACACGCCGTCTCTTGAAAGAGTTAGAAGAAATACTCACGGACAGGCTGCATCAGGCGTCCTTACTGGACTCGACGGACGAAAGCTCAGAGTCAGATCAGAACACGCCGCATTAAACACGCTACTTCAAGGTGCTGGAGCTATCGTTATGAAAGAAGCTTTGACACTGTTGAATGCTAAGTTGCTGTATATACCACATAGATTTGTAGCAAACGTACACGATGAGTGGCAGATAGAAACACCTGCCCACTACGCTGACACAGTCGGACGTATGGGTGTACGTGCAATCAGAATCGCCGGTGAGACATTAAACCTACGGTGTCCCTTAGACGGCGAGTATAGAGTAGGTAACAATTGGGCAGAGACACATTAAGGAGAAACTTATGTCTGCAAACAAACTACCACCCATCACTGTACGCGGTACCGTCTACTGGTGTGAGCGTAACAAGCTTAATAAGTTCAGTAACAAGTATCAGGTACAACTTGGTAACCTCAGCGATAAAGCTGTTGAGGCCATCGAAGAGATGGGTATTGCACCTAGCAACAAGGGTGATGACCGTGGCTTCTTTATCACCATGAAGAGCAACAACCCTATGCGTCTAACAGATGAGAACGGTGTTGAGATTCCTGAAGATGTTCTTATTGCTAACGGATCTGAAGCCATTGCTGTTGTAGGATATTATGACTGGTCTGTTGGTACAGGACGTTCACCATCCATGATCAAGATGAAGGTTACTAACCTGATCGAATACGCTGACAACTCAGTCTCTGAAGCGGAAGCGTTGTGATCCTGATTGACGGTGACATTGTGGCTTATCGTTGTGCATTCAAGTGCGACGATGAGTCAGTCAAGACTGCCTGTTATACTACGGGCAGTTTCTTGTCTGATCTGGTAAGCGATCTATACACCATGATAGACGGCGAACCAGACTACCGTGTCTACCTAACAGGCAAGGGTAACTTTCGTAACGACGTGGCTGTGACTGCGCCTTACAAAGGTAACCGTAAGGACGTAGAAAAACCTGCACACCTTGAAGCTATACGTAAGTACCTGATCGAAGACTGGAAAGCTGTTGTATCAGAAGATGAGGAAGCTGATGACTTGATTGCTATCGACGCTACCACCATCCCTGACAGCATCATTGTCAGTCTTGATAAGGACTTTAAACAAGTACCGTGCAGACACTACAACTTCAACAAGCGTGAACTGTCTTCTGTTACTGAAGAGGAAGGACTGTTATTCTTTTATCGTCAGATCATCATGGGCGATAGAGCTGATAACATCATGGGTGTACACGGCATCGGTGAGAAAAAGTCTCAGAAGATCCTTGAAGGTTTGTCAGAGATAGAGATGTTCAACAAGTGCGTTGAGTTGTTGGAGACAGAAGAGCGTGTCATCGAGAACGCTAGGCTGCTCTGGCTACGTCGTGAACCTAAGCAAATATGGGAAAGACCAAGTGAAGAGAACGAAGCGTAACATACCTAAAGGGTACGATAGCTGGTTCGAGTATGACCTTCACCAGAAGTTCAGACGATGCGAGTACCATGTTGGTAAGTTAACATATACCCAAGTCAAGACGTACGAGCCTGACTTTGTATATTACAGTACACATTCTACTATATATATTGAAGCTAAAGGGAGGTTCCGTGACCGCGCAGAGGCGAGGAAATATGTTGACATTAACAGCAGCCTTGGGGAGAAGGAGGAGCTGGTCTTTGTCTTCCAGAACCCAAGAACTGCAATGCCCGGAGCAAGACGTAGAGCTGACGGGACACGATACACCATGCAAGAATGGGCAGAGAAGCAAGGTTTCGCATGGTACACACCAGAAACCTGTCCTGTCGGATGGAGTAAAAAGCAATGACGAGACACCTAGTAATACCTGACACGCAAGTCAAGCCCGGTAATAGTGTTGATCATTTGTACTGGGCTGGTAAGTATGCAGCCGCAACAAAGCCTGACGTTATCATTCATCTGGGGGATCACTGGGACATGGAAAGTCTCAGTAGCTATGACGTAGGTAAAAAGTCCTTTGAAGGACGGCGGTACACACGAGACATACGAGCAGGACAGAACGCTATGGAGCATTTCCTAGCGCCTATCGAAGCAGAGAAGGAACGCTTGCGTAGTAACAAGAAGAAGACATGGACACCACGGATGGTATTCTTGTTAGGTAACCACGAACAGCGGATCGAACGTGCTATTGAATCTGATCCGAAACTAGAAGGACTTATGAGCTATGATCATTTCTTATTGGAAGAGGCAGGATGGGAGGTTGTCCCTTTTCTACAACCAATCATCATCGATGGCATCGCGTACTGTCACTACTTCACGAGCGGAGTCATGGGCAGACCAGTCACCTGTGCAAAACTCATGTTGCAAAAGAAGTTCATGTCGTGCATCATGGGACACGTCCAAGACAGAGACATAGCCTACGCACGTAAGGCAGACGGTAGTAACATCACTGGATTGTTTGCTGGTATATATTACAACCACAGTGAAGGCTACTTAAACCCCCAAACGAACGGTAGCTGGTCTGGAATATGGATGCTAAACGAGGTAGACAACGGTTCCTTTGATGAGCTACCTATTAGCATGAGTTATCTTAAAAGGAAGTATGGATGAGTATTGACAATGCAACACC